CTAATGTATGATATAACACATATTTAGTGTAATATTTTATTTCAATAGATGCAAAAGGGCGTTGTGACTCAGCGCGTGCAGTAAGCGCAGCAAGTGCAGATGGTGCAGATGGTGCAGATGGTGCAGATGGTGCAGATGATGCAGATGATGCAGATAGTGCAGAAGCAGGCGCAGCATGCATACAAGTAGGTGCTGCTGCAACAGCAGCAGCAGTAGATGCAGCAGCTGCAGCAATAATAGATGAAGGTGTATTATAATTTATCATATTTGTGAATAGATGATAATCATCATACATTGCAACTATTGCTGTTACCAAATTCAGTTTTACCCATGCGGGATGTGAGTAGTTTAGAATATCAGTTGCTACGTACAAAGATGTGCCATTGAATATATTACGATATTCATCATTTATATTATCACCAGTGATTAGCATAATGCCTTTAGCACGTAAAGATTTGATTGCCATGAATAGTTTAATAAGTAGAAGATACATATTCTCTGCGAAATAAATTGATTTGGCAGTATTCTTTGTATAATATACTAAGTATGGCAAATACATGCGAAATGTATATGGCATAATGCGAATATACTTATCTTCTCGCCATGCAAATGTAATTGATTTGATGATGTTCTTTCTAGCTGTTGCATGAATGCACCACCGACTGTCATTTAAATACAGTAAACAACTAATTAATATAGATGGATATGTAGTAATTAATTTATGTTGCATATAATTTCTATAAATTGCAGAGTATGATGTATACAATTGCGAAGATAGAATGAATATTGGAAGTGATCGCAATTCATTCGGCAGTTCTGCAGTAGGGCCATTTAGTTGCCGCCATGTATTCACTTTACTAGTAAAATACGTATTAAACAACAAACTACTAGTTTGTGTAAATACTATTGCATATAATATAATCACTCGCGCACTATCATACACAACATATTCAGGCAAATCCGAAACAGTACCACAACATGAATCATATCCAATTGGTTCTTTAATTAGTGCTGGATCACACATATAATCTGGATATGTCTTCATATTTCCTAGCAATACTCCAACTCTAAAGATAACAGCCCGCGCATTTACCGCAATACAATATTGAATACACTTATCGGCTTGTCCAACATAAATACCACGTCCAAAGCGGCCTCCAACTGCATTACGCATATCTAATCCTTCCCATGCAACTTGTGCCGGTGCCTTACTATAATGGCAAAATTCTTGATAATTCAATTTCTTTTGTGTCATATCAGCACGCATAGTTTCTAAAAATCGTGCTAAATGTGCATCATGTTGATAACGTTCAACTAAAATCACATTTTTTACAAAGTAGTCAGATAATCCTATTAGTGCTTTTTGTTGTTCAACAGGTGTAACATTCCACATGGAATATTGACGTGGGCCATGGAATATTTCAGCATCAACTGCAATTGATTCCTCTGGTGTCGGTTGCCAATATTTCTTTAGTGATATGTGATTCGTATTCCAATACTTATATGATGATATTAAACTCTCTGATGCATGTATCATGTCTAAATGTGTCACAGGCACTGTAGCCGTACTGGCTGCTACAGCAGCCATTGCAGCAGCTGTAGTAGCCGCAGCTGCAGTAGCATCTGAATCAGTAGCAGTACTCATTATGAAAATGAAATTGCGTGATTAAATTACGGATTACTAAAACAATTTTGATAGAATCTAATCAATTTTGGACATTACTAATTTTGAAAATTGATATTACGTTTATTCCTTTTAGTTTTAAACAACAAACCACATAAACAAAACACGTTTACTTCAACACATCACAACCGCATAGCAGCACAGTATAGCAACTCAGAATGAATGTAATAAAGCGCAATGGTATTTCAGAATCAGTATCATTTGATAAATGTCTTAAACGTATTACACTATTATCAAAGGATCTCAAAATTAATAGTTTTGAGGTTGCACAGCAAATTATTACACAAATTTATGATGGTGTGCAGACATCAAAATTAGATGAATTAGCGGCTGAAATCGCAGCATCTAAAACCACATTACATCCAGATTATGGTCGTCTTGCAAGTCGCATCATTATTAGTAATCATCATAAAAACACATCACCATCATACAGTGAAATTATTGCTAAATTATGGGAACATCATATTATTAATCAACAGTTATATGATATAGTGCAAGCTAATCGTGAAAAAATTAATAATGTTATTGATTATGATAAGGATTATCAGTATGATTATTTCGGGTTTAAAACATTAGAACGTTCCTATTTATTGCGTATTAATGGCCGTGTGATTGAGCGGCCACAGCATGCTATTATGCGCGTTGCGTTAGCAATCCATAAAGATGATATTAAGGAAGCTATTAAGGCATATAAGATGATGAGTGATATGTATTATACACATGCAACTCCAACATTATTCAATATGGGTACTCAGCGTGAACAAGCTGCATCATGTTTCTTATTAAATATAGATGCTGATAGTATTGATGGGATTTATAAGACAATAACAGATTGTGCTAAAATCAGTAAATATGCTGGTGGTATTGGTGTTAGTATTCATAAAATACGGTGTAAAGATAGTTATATTGCTGGTACTAATGGAATTAGTGATGGAATTGTGCCGATGTTAAAAGTATTCAATGAGACTGCGCGATATGTTAATCAATGTTTTGCAGTAGGTACTGAAGTTATTGCATTAGGCCAATTCAAAACAGTAGAATCTGTTGTAGTTGGTGATCGTCTTCTTAATTGTTTTGCAGATTATGGGATAGTTAAATCAGTATCCCGCACTGAATTTAATGGGCTAATGTATAAAATAGTATCACAATTGAATCCCCAAGGTGTATTAGTAACTGGATATCATAAAATATTAACATGGAATCGTGCAACTTCTGTGTGCGCTTATATTGATGTTAGTGAATTGGATCAAGCGATTCATTTAGTGGGAATGCCAAAATTCTCATGTTTTGGACAAGTTGCATCATCCAAAAAAAATTATTATAGGCTTCTTGGCATGTTTTCATACATCCCATTTCATCATGATACATCCCTTAATAATCCTACATCACCCATACTATTTCCTAATCAAACTATCACTTTAACAAACACTGCTGCTAATATCACATTTATGATAACGTATTTGCAACTCAAATTATATTCAGCAAAATTGTGTACATCTGCATTGGCAGCAGCATCAACTATACCGTTAACTACTATTACTTTTAAAGTAGATGATGCCCGTGTAGGATTTGCAGCATTACCAGCAACATTTTGGTCAGATTTAGAATTAATTCATCTGGGATGCACATATAAATGGCTAACATCAGTAAAAACGGAAATTAGCAGTTATTTATTAGGACTATTAGGTTGGACATCATGGGATGGCAGCATGGCAGCAGTGAATGAATTGCACACATTTGGGGCAACATCACAAGAATTAATAAATTTAGTAAAATATTGCTATTTATCACTAAATTATGTAGTGCAATGTGAATATAATTCCATATCATTACTGGATGATTATAGTGAATGTGGCACTACAGCAATAGTGCGCTATGTAGTTCCATATAAAAATATTAATGCACCGGGCATAGAGCGTGATATATGGTGGTATGGAATAACTAGCATATCAAAAGTAATGTATAATGGCACAGTATATGATTTTAATATGGCTGATGTGCATAATTATGTTGTTGCTAATTTAGGAATAGTGCATAATAGTGGGCGCCGCAATGGCAGTATTGCTTGTTATTTGGAACCATGGCATGGTGATATTGAGAAATTTCTAATGTTGAGACGTAATACTGGAGTTGATTCAGAACGTGCGCGTGATTTATTCTATGCGCTTTGGATACCAGATTTGTTCATGGAACGTGTATTAGCTGATGCTGATTGGTCACTTATGTGTCCTAATACTTGTAAGGGATTATATACTTGTTATGGTGATGATTTCGTACGTCTTTATACTTCTTATGAAGCAGCGCCAGCAACATTTGTTCTTAAAACTATAAAAGCCCGCAAATTATGGAATATTATATTGGATAGTCAAATAGAAACTGGTACGCCGTATTTGCTATACAAAGATTCAATTAATAAAAAGAATAATCAGAGTAATTTAGGTGTAATTCAATCTTCCAATTTATGTGCTGAAATAGTGCAATATACATCCCCATCGGAAATCGCTGTATGCAATCTAGCTAGTATTATATTACCACGGTTCCTACGCCCCTGTCCATCTAGTGATGCCGTGGGTGACTGCGCAGATGTGCCAGCAGCAGCGCTAGCAGTGCCAGCAGTGCAAATGGATTATGAGTTATTAAGGGATACAGTGAAGATGGTAGTACGAAATTTGAATAAGGTGATTGATTATAATTTCTATGCAGTACCAGAAGCAGAAGTCAGCAATCGCCGCCATCGCCCTATTGGAATCGGCATTCAAGGCCTTGCTGATGTATTCGCATTAATGAAAATCCCCTTTGATAGTCCAGAAGCCGCAGAAGTCAATCGCACTATCGCAGAACAAATGTATTATGCTGCATGCGAAGCTAGTATGGAATTAGCTAAAAAAAGAAAGAAAATTATGCATGAATATCGCAAATTATCAGATTCACTTGCCGATGGGGGAGCGCAGTCACCCCTCGTCATCGGGGGCAATGGGGGAGCGCAGTCACCCCTCGTCATCGGGGGCAATGGGGGAGCGCAGTCACCCCTCGTCATCGGGGGCAATGGGGGAGCGCAGGCACCCCTCGTCATCGGGGGCAATGGGGGAGCGCAGTCTCCCCCAGCAGCAAAACAACAACTAACACAAATGCAACGTGATTATTTCATAATTCCAGAAGAATTGCAATTATTAAGGCAATATGCTGGGGCTTATTCAAGTTTTATAGGTAGCCCGGCACATGCGGGAAAATTGCAATTTGATTTATGGGGAAGCAATAGTGCATCACCCGATGATGCAGAAATAGCTGTAAAGACTACATTAGATTGGGCAACTTTGAAGAGTGATATTGCAAAACATGGAATGCGGAATTCATTATTGATTGCATTAATGCCAACTGCATCAACGAGTCAGATTAATGGATGCAATGAGTGTTTTGAACCATTTACTAATAATATTTATACACGGCGAACATTAGCTGGATCCTTTACAGTAATTAATAAATATTTAATCACTGATTTATTAGAATTAGGATTATGGACATCAGAAATGAAAGATAAAATCATATTAGCAAATGGAAGTATTCAACATATTCCAGAAATTCCTACTAATATTAAACTATTATATCGTACAGTATGGGAATTATCACAACGCAGCATAATAGATTTGGCTGCTGATAGAGCGCCATTTATTGACCAAACACAATCCATGAACCTATGGTTGCAAGATCCAACATATCAATCATTGACTTCAATGCATTTCTATGGATGGCAAAAAGGCCTAAAAACCGGCATATATTATTTAAGAAGCCAAGCTAAATCAGCTGCACAAAAATTTAGTGTTGATATAGACTTACAACAACCACTGCCATCACCACTTATATCCACATCCCTGCTGCAACCACAACGTATTGTAGTTCCATCTACTCTAATATCCGATGGAATTACATTAGCTAGCGCTAGTGCTGCCGCAACTAATGATGATACAGAAAGTGATGAAGTATGTTCCATGTGTTCCGCATAATATTGTGCTATACATTGCGCAATGCATCGCGCAATGCATCGCGCCACACATACTTCTAAAAAAAATAATATAATAATTATATTTCTTGTTTTTCTTATTGTTCTTGCGTTCTTATTGTTCTTGCGTTCTTTCTTGTTGTTTTATGATTTAGTTATGTACTAACTGAATCATATTGCATCCTACTATACCATAATTATAAATAGTGCAAAGACGTAGCAACAGCAGCAATTACTAAGTTGCTGCAGGGGCGATGGGTTTAGCATCACTGCTTTTAATTTGCGAATAGTAAAAGTCAATATTATGTAAATGTTCAAGAATAGTATGATATGCTAATGATTTGTAATATATTGCAACTATTTTTTCATTTACAGTAACATGTGTTCTTAAATATTCGCTGTGCAATATGCGACATACGGAATAATATGCATGTGGAATTCTTCCAATCTCACGTTTAATGAAATAGTTTATGTAAAATGTGGCAGTATCAGTAATTAGTACACGAACTAGTGCATCAAACTCCTTAAATATTTGTTGCAAATAGTGATCATCAGTATCAAAGTGTTGTATAAATTCAGCTACAAAATCAGTAGTACTATGATAACTTTCACGTTTTTGGTCTAGACTAATAGGAATCACTGCACGGTATTGATTAGGATAACATGTGATTAGATTCCAATAAATTGCAAATAATTGAGTGCGCGAAGTATATCCGCGATGCAGGGGAGTATTACCACGCAAATGTAGTAGTTGTGCATATTTTAGTGCTTTAATGGATACACACCAACCAGAACGGGATTTAATAATAAATCCGACTGGACTAGTATTAGTAATAATATCGTATAAAGTAGGATTACCACGCATAAGGCGCATGAGATGACGTACTGACATAGTAGGATATTCTAATAATTCAAGAGGCTCAACACCTTTTATAATTCGTGGAATATTTAGTATGACACCATATTCTGTAAATATAGAAGCAATAGCTGTTGGATCTTGTTGTATAACTGCTGGATTATCAATTAATAGTGATAATGCTGGTAATTGCATAGTTGCTGTAGTATCAACTGCGAATTGTGCAATATATTCATTCCAATAAAGTGTAGATTGAGAATAATCGCGGAATGTATATGCAGCAATTAGCATGTTGCGATATACGGGTGGTGCATATTTTTTGGCAATATAATTCAATGGATGTGTAATGTTAAATACAAGACATAACTTATTAAGCACTGTGTGTGGGACTTTTTTAATATCCATATTAGTGCGAATGCAATTATCAAGAAACATAACATTGGTAGGCATATCATAATTGCTAAAATTGGATACGCCACCAATTAAGGAACGTGTGGATAATGCTGCGCTTGCCATCATAATATCTTTAGTAATTGGCTCTACAAATTTAGCATCACTATCAATATGCCACAATTCTGCAAGAGCAGTATTACATATCAACATCGTACGTTCTGCAAATTCCTCTATCCATATCTCATCATCATAATGCGGCTGTTCTTGTTCTTGTTCCTGTTCTTGTTCTTGTTCTTGTTCTTGTTCTTGTTCTTGTGCAGTTGCTGATGATTCAACTACACTTTTTGCGGGTGCTTTAACTACAATGCCGGCAACAGCATCCGCAATATCAGCAGCAGCAGAAGCGGCAGCAACAGCGGCAGCAGCTACTGCAGATGGATTTGGAGTAGGTAGTTTCCACTGTGCAAATTCAGGAATATTAACATGTGTGCGAAATTCCGAGATAGGACATGTTTTAGGCATTCCTATGGATAATATAGCCATATTTCTAGTATCAAGTACTAAATGGCGACATAATCTAACAATAGGATCAGATGGATATTCCGCGGGAGATTGATAATGCAACAATACTATTGATGATGTATCTACACCATAAGTACCATGCTTCAAGAATGTACGTTTAATCCCTTTTTCGCGATATAAGGCAAACAATAATGATGTAATATAATTATTGTAGTATTGATAAATATCCAATTTAGTTGTTTCATAGTATTGCTTAAACTTCTCATCAACATAACGATAAAAGGCTGCTAGCAATAGTGGCAACTGCTTCATATTGCTAAATGCAACAAGAATTGTTGCAATCATAAAATAATATAACTAATAACAATTTTGATATTATTCTGTACTACTTTTGCTATTTTAATGTGGAGAACATTAAAAATTGTTATATGCAATATTAAAATAAGTTATATTACACTTGATTGCAAGCAAATATAATGTTCAAACACAGTAGAAGTATAAGCGGAAGCAGCATGAATATCACTGATTATATATTATCAAGTAAACCACTTGGAAAAGGTGCATTTGCCGAGGTGTTTCTTGGTACTAATAAATATGATCCTACTCAGTTGATTGCTGTGAAAATCATAAAATATGTAGAAAAATATCGTAAATTAATAGATCGCGAATTGGAAATTCATAGTAAATTGCATCATCCTAATATTGCTGAATTATATAGTTATATAATTGATAGAAAAAGGAATATAGTGTATATGATGATGGAATATTGTGTTGGTGGTAATCTTAAAGATTATCAACAAACACATAGTTTCACTGAAATTCAATTGCAAACTATTATGCGGCAAATTGTTGCTGCGCTACAATATTTGTATGAACATAATATATTGCATAGGGATTTGAAGCCACAAAATATATTGCTAGATATGAATAAAACAGTTAAATTAATTGATTTTGGATTAGCGCGTGAATTTAATGAATATGATTTAGTGGATACTACGATGGAAATTAATGTATTTGATACGTTTTGTGGTAGTCCTTTATATATGTCACCTGAAATGTTTAGACGTACTAAATATGATACTACTACTGATTTATGGTCATTGGGCATCATACTCTATGAATTAATAACTGGAAAAACCCCATATCACTCTTGCAATTATGCTGAATTATATCGCAAAATTATGCATCCTATCTCTCTTCCTACACAGTATTATAGTAGTCTATCAGCTGATTGTATTGATTTATTGACTAGATTACTGCAAATTGATAGTGTGAATAGACTAAAATGGGCTGAATTATTTGCACATGTATGGATAGCAGTAGATACGGAATTAGCCCATGAAAATTCACTATTAGAACATCCATTATTATTTGAACTATTACATTTGCATAAACCAATTCCAAAAAATGGCTCATTTGGACAACTGACTGGATTAGTACAGGGGGTATGGCGGGGCTGCGCCCCGCAATTCCCCCTAAACCCCCATGATGACGCCCATGTACAAGGCACAGCCCCGCAATTCCCCTTAGACCCCCATGATGACGCCCATGTACAAGGCAAAGCCCCGCAATTCCCCTTAGACCCCCACTATGACACTAATGTAGGGGGTATTGAGGGGCATCGCCCCCAATTCCCACATGACCCCCATGATGACGACGCCAATGTGGCGGAAGATGCAGCTGGGGGTGACTTCGCCCCCCCATTACCCCCAACGGATGCAGTGCAATCCGTTCCTATAGCTGAGAGTAGAATGGCACAACAACAGCAGCAATCTACTAAAAAAGTGCAATTAATGCTGGGGGATAGTGAAGGGGATAGTGTATTGCAACATAGTTTTACAGCTAGTATCACTAAATTATTAGAATCCGCATTATTGCAAGATTACAATATTGTCCTTAATCCTTTATCAGTCAGTGATTGTGATGGCAAAGACAGTGAAACAGCATTAGCAATATCTGCTGCAGTTACTACAGCTGTAGCAGAACCCATGCACATTCAACATATATCTAGCGGACACCGCCGCGAACAAATGCGTCGCTATGAATATAGCGATGATGATGGAACTACAAGCATGGATTTTCAATTTGTAAAAATGCAAACAGATTTGAAATATGTAACCCCACCCGATCATACCTATACTGAAGGCGATACAAATAAACTAGCAAAATTTTGGCATTCTAGTATTCGTATTCTTAAAACTTCCGTTCGTGATACTTATGACTATCTCAGTAGCAATATTAAAAGCGTCTAGATTATATTGATAAGCTGGTGTGCTATTGTAACTAAGATTATAAAAGAAATGCTAACATTATATTAGTTTTTTTGTAATTCAAACACGATGCAGTAGCACTATTATGCGTTAGAAATGAGTATTATGAAGGTGGCGATGATAAAGACATATATGCTGTAGTAAGGATGAGTTGGCGAATAGTAGAATCATGGCAACACTTGCTACATTGCCCCGCGCGCAATTCTTCTTCATAAGCAGAATAAATAATGTGTGCGATTTCTGCACCATCTTCAGTAACATAGCGGGATGGCACATGATTAACAAGGTATGTCACTAATTCAGTAGCACATTGTAGATGTTCATCATATTTCTCTGGAAGTGGTTGCGGCATTCTATTTTCTCTTTCCAATATACTGAAAAAGTTCCGCACATGCCGATAACTATCACTTTGTGACATCTGATGTTCCGATTCAAATACACTTGACACAGCCCGCTTTAATGCACACGCACTAGCATACACAGCTTTCCACGCCATTCTCTCAATTGCTATATTTATTGTTTTTATTGTGTTCCCTTTCAATTTTCAAAAGTATTGAGATATTACTTCCAACCAATTCATATTCAGTTGCATCAATTAATCTACTAATACATAAATGGATAACCATCAGCGCATAATAAACAACACTATTATACGCTATTTACGTCTGCGGGGTCGCAAATCAGCTGCAACTAAAACACGCCGCTATTTCCTTATTAACATCAAATATTACACAAGTGATGGTACTATTAAATCCATCTCAAAAAGTAAAGAAATCACCCCAACTACTACTATAATATCCACAGTATCATCACCATCACCATTGCCATCGGCATCGCCATTATCGTCAGCAACTAAAAAGGGAGTCACAGCAACAGTTAAAAAACGGAGCATAGCATCATTATATTATACAAAATTAGGACTAATCACACAACATGAATGGGAATATTTAGCAAATTATAAAGAACACTACAGCGAAATATTCGCGAAATATTGCGCAGCGTATACAGCTGTTACTAATAAGCCGCCATTCTTTATAATTGGGGGGCGTATCCCCGCAATACCCCTGGGGGTGACTTCGCTCCCCCATAGCCCCCATGTACCAGGGGAGCGAAGTCACCCCCAAATCTATGTTGGTTGTGCTGTATTATCATCTGAATTACAGCAACGCAGCAATAGTAGCACACTTAAAAGTATATCATTTGCAGCGCCGTTAACATGGGTAATTTATCAGGTATTTCCAGTTGCTAAATATATTTTAGTACTAAAATCATCAGATGAACACAAATATTACAATGCAAATAAAACTCAATTGCAAAAACAATATCATGGCGTTTTTATTCCTTCTCAGCAATCACTCCAAATGTGGAATTATTCCAATGTCAAATATGCTAAAATACTAGGTTAATGCTTATAATGCAGCAACCTAGCAAAAGTGCTACTAAAATATATTGCAAAAACACAAAGAACTGCACGACACAAAGCATAGCACAAAACACATCACAAAAAATGAATAATAGTGATACAACAGAAGAAGATGACCCAACAGGTGGCAATGATTTGCATGATTTCCTAAGCATATCAGTTGGAAATAATAAGGAAACACGCAACTATAAAACAACAGACCATGTGCAGCAATATATTATAACATGTTTCAAATATTTATTAGTTGTAATTATATTTACATGCAATTTTTTAGGATTATCCGTTGCACTAAATTGCAACATTAATGAAGATTTAGGCAAACGTATTATAAGTGGTATATTTGCATTTTTGTTCGGATTCATATATTTATTAGTCAATTATTATACATTTAGAGTGCTAATCAAGGGGAATATTTGCCCTATGAATCCAACTAAATTATTCCCGTTTTTCCCCGATAGTACTACTAATGTTGTTAATGCAGCTGTATTATAAAATTGAATGCATTGCTGTCTATCCACCTATCCACCTATCTACCTATCTACCTACTTACTCCGCAGAGACAAATAAGAAAGAAGCGGACTGTAACATGAGATATAATAGTATATGGCTATCCATAATAGTTACTAAATTAGCAGAATTATGTCGCGCAGTAGTTGCTATTTATGGACAATACATTACATATGCGGATATCATCATATTACTGCAAGAATTAAAATCAGCATGCAAATTCACATGTAATAAGAACTATCAGCGCAAAAAGAGGCGAAAGTATGTAATAGAAAAAGAACGATGTCATGCACGATGTTGGACATCCCAAAGTGTAAAAGGAAAACAATGCAGTAAACAGCGAGTTATTGGTAATTTATGCACGTCGCATCATGCTAATTTAGCACATGGATTATATGCTGCACCAATAACCCCGGAATTATTAGCACATTTTAATTCTCATCATCACCGCACTACTAAAGCTGACGCGCTAATTTAGGAATCAAAGAACTTATATTCATTATCAATTTCTTTCAGTTCAAAATTAACTTCTTCTAATTCCGTATCATCTTCTAATAAATCGGAAATATGTTGTGCTGACATTACTTGTGGCATTTGTTTAGAAAGATTCATCACTTTTACTTGTTTTGTTAGCGGTTTTTCATCTTCTGGTGTAGGTAGTTGCTGTTCACTTGGCATCGCATCGTATTGTGTTTTTGGTGTCACTTTTGAGGATATTGTTGTATCTAAATTCGCAGTGGAATGATGTTGCTGCTTCTCTGATTCTGCAATATCTTTGTGGTTAGTTGGCATAGCGAAGTCTCTGTTGCTAGCATGCAATGCTTTTAATTCTTCGCGAATAATTTGCCGTAAAGTTGCCGTCATTTCTGGTGTAGTTGTTGTGTCGCTATTGCTAGCACTGACATTAGCAATTGGCAACTGCACTGGCACAACATCAGAGTGGGATTGCGAAGTCTCTTCCATAGCCCCCGATGATTGGGTGCATGTATCATCTGATACAGCTGCATCAGCTGTATCAGATACGAGCCGTGGTAATGCTGTTGCTGGGGGTGACGTCGCTCCCCCATGCCCCCCAACAACTGCTGATGCTACTTCTGGTGTATTTAGTTCTTTTTTAATCATTTTCTCTAATTTCTTCAAATATTTAGTATTAATAGGCTGCTTGATATCTTCCGTTGTTGCATCATCATCAGTAGTCGTAGGTGTATTATCATTATCAGCAGAAGCAGTATCCGCAGCAGCAGTATCGGCAGTAGCATCAGCAGCAAAATACTCTTTAAGAATATGGCGCACTGGTAATTGTTTACGAATTGTATCAACAATACAATGTTCAATAATTGATTCTGATTCGCGCATATTCTTTTGATATTCGTATTTTGATACAATATCACTATATAAATATGGATTCTTCCAAAATTGGCGCGCTAATTCAATATAACATAAATGTAAAAAGTGACTTGCAGCTGGTATTTTAATACTAATTTTCTTTTTAGGTACTGCATTATTAATAATAGTCAATACTTTGATATGCGCAACATATATGACTTTAAGCAAATCCTCAATCCAATCACATTTACTAACTGATGTAATACGTTCATATTCCTTAATAATAATCTCTTGTGACCATTTAGGAATACGCGCTAATAAATCTTGAAATACCATAAGCACATCCTGAGGGCGGTTCTCATTAGCACATATTGTTTTAGCATCAGTATAAATACTCTTAATTCCAAAATACATTGGGTCTCTTACTATATTTATCAATTGTTTAGTATATTCCTCCTTAGCATCAGATAAAATCGCAATACTACTATTGCCCGCTGAATTATCCAATTCCTTGGACTCCACTATATTGCTCCTTGATGACATGGCAAATTAAACGCGCGCAAATTATACTAGTTTATTATTAATTGATTTAATACCATCACTAATAAAAACGAGAGCTAAATACGCAACATTTATCAGTATCATATCTACTGACTCACATTTACACATTGCGAAAACACAATAACAATAACAATAACAATAACAATAGCAATAACAATAGCAATACCTAAATATTATATTTAGACTATATTTAGCCGTGATTAGTACTGGATTGCACACCAAGGGGAATTTCAGTGTCAGGAATATGCAAACCGCCAACTTGTCCTACATTCTCAATTGCAAACCCCGGTTCCAACATCATCTTTTTAGCACTACATCCGCCTCCCTTCTGTGCTTTAGAATTTAATGCTGCTTGCTTATACATACCACCCTTTTGCATTTTCTTTGAATTCATAGTATGTTTATACATGCCACCCTTTTGCATTTTCTTTGAATTCATAGTATGTTTATACATACCACCCTTTTGCATTTTCTTTGAATTCATAGTATGTTTATACATGCCACCCTTTTGCATTTTCTTTGAATTTATAGTATGTTTATACATACCACCTTTTTGCATTTTCTTTGAATTTATAGTATGTTTATACATACCACCTTTTTGAGCCTTCTGCGAATGTGTGGGTTGCTTATACATGCCACCTTTTTGAGCCTTCTGCGAATGTGTGGGTTGCTTATACATGCCACCTTTTTGAGCCTTCTGCGAATGTGTGGGTTGCTTGTGCATGCCACCTTTTTGAGTTTTACGCGAATGTGTGGGTTGCTTATACATACCACCTTTTTGTGCTTTACGCGAATGTGTGGGTTGCTTGTGCATGCCACCTTTTTGCATTTTTGTAGTATTAGGGGGTTGTGCCATCCCGCCATGCATAATATGAACTGCTTCAGCACCTGATAATAAAGATGGCATATTACTATCAGTATCACTGCTGCTACTCATTGCATCTGATGTATTCATTTCTATAATTTGATATTTTTATTAATATTGCATATTTGACAGGCGCTTCTATATAAATACTATAAATGCTGGCAAAATTGAAATTAGTACTAATTAAAAAGTAAAAGCAACAGCAAAAGCAACGCCATCAACGGCACATATAAGTATGGCAACACTGATACCAGAGTGCAGCAGCAGTGGGGGAGTTGTTCCTACATATTATGCACGCAAATACATAAAACAATATAGTGCGCTGTTAGAATATCAAGATGTCCATTTATTAGTAAGTGGCCCTAAAGGATGTGGGAAACTTGCTACTATATTATATTTGCTACAACAAGTTGGCATGTATAATTCTCATGCAACTACATGGAAAGAATATAGTACTAAGTATGATAGTGATACACTCACAAAATTCAAACATACATCGCATGGTATTTACTTACTCAATTGTGCACAATTAACAACTAATGTAGAATATGTTGCATATACTAATAAAATTCATGATTTCTGTCACTCTGCTAAAATAAAGGATACAGCAGCACAGCGTCAAACTACTAAATTAGTGCTGATATTGAGAAATGTGCATGCATTGCCGGCGCTATATCAAAGGAAACTAGCATATAATATTGGCAGCAGTAGCAGTGCAACGTCAGTACTATTCATATTACTCACATCTAATCTCAGCCGAATTACTTCTCAAATTCGGTCACATATTCCCACTATAGTGAGAGTGCAAGCATTTTCACCAATAGCATTCAAAAATCTATGCACTAAACACTTGCATATAGATATTCGTAATAATGAATTAATAACACAATTATATGATATTTATATTGCTAATCAGTGCAATTTGCAGTATACTTTATGCCAATATGCTGCATCAGATGCATCAGCTGCATCAATTGCAGAAGAGTTACATCCCCAAGCAAATAGCACTGATGAACTAGAGAGGCGGTATCCACTACTAGGCACACCTGTGCAATATAAATTAATAATGCCACTTGTTACACAATATAGTAAACTCACAGCAATAACTAAACTAATTGGAGTTCGCAATTATATCATATCGTTATTAGCATTAAATATTGACAGTAATATGATTATCAGAATCGCATTATCAGGATATTTACAACTAAAATCAGCACCATGTCATGAGCTTATTGCAATTGCAGCACAAAGTAGTCAGATGTTAGCGAAATCAGGAAGACATTTACCAGTATTAGAGAACTTTATCTATAAATGTATTAATGCATATTTTTCACCGCGTATTATTCAACTTAAACAATGTATTTAAGGGATATAAGATAATTTGATACAGTGAAAAGAATGGCAGTAATACAAGGTGGTGTTGGGGGAGCGAAGTCACCCCCAGAAGCAGTACCATTTGATAGTGTGTATATAACAGGTTCTAAAAACAAAATATCCAGCAAACAATCACTATTAATTATTCCAATAGTGAAGTTTTTTAATAATCCCGAAAATATGAAACAATTAATAGGATTATTAAATGGGGAAATCTATGGCACAGAATTACAAGCATCATCATCAGCAATATCATTGAGATTAGTAGATTGGTTTGTGACTAATTATTGTAAAAAATACAATATTATGTATAATAAGAACATTTATAAGAAAAGGACGGGGGTATTATCTAATCAATTTGAGAATTACTTTTTCGTGCATGATAATTATAAAAGTCAACTCAAAGAATGCAGTAAAAACAATTTTGACCCATTTTGTCGGCGTGAAAGAGTGCGATTTTATTATAAACCTAATACATATTTCCTAACTACTGTTGGCCAATTGAATTTTTTCAAATGGGCATTGGAACATTATGTAATAGATTATATACGTGATAATCTCAACAGTATAGAACTTGATATGAATGAGGCATTATTAACATATTCTAAACAAGATCGGAAAGCTACTAAAAAAAAAAGATATCCTCCAGCTAGTAGTGATGTTGCAACATCACCCGCTGATGAATTGAAACCTAGAACAAAATCACACAAAATATCATTGACGCGCAACAAGCGAAAAGAACTATCAAGTATGAAAAACAAGTCTTACACCAAATATAGCATTCCTACTGTTCTTACTTTTGAATAATTGTACTTAACATTACGCCACCATTTCCGATTGCTTAACAATCATATTCATCATCATCATCGCTATCAGCAGCGCCGCATGCTCGTTTGCTATGTCCTGTAGCATCCACTTCTGCTGTGGCTGCAGCAGATGCAGCAGATGCAGCTGTATTAGCATATATTGTTGGTTTTTGGGTTATTGTTTGTATTTCTGGGGATGCATCATCTTGTGCAACTTCATAATTTTCAATTAAATAGCGATGTTTGCGATATGTGGTTAATCTTATGCGATTCCAATTGTAGAAATTGCTAAATTCATCCATGATATCAATAATTAGTGGTACATGACTTCTTTCAGTTTTAGTTTTTCTCATAATTCGGCCAATTGATTGTACAATATTCTTTTTAGGTGTTGTCAATATTAAAGTATTCAATGATGGACAATCAAATGCTTCTTCCGCCATAATATAAGTTGCAATTATTATTCGCTGCGCAGCACTTACATTCAAATCACGTTGTTTCATTCCACCTAAATATAAACCAATTGCTACACCATCCCACCCATCTTCTGATGTGCGGCGCGCTATAATTAGTGCTGATATCATCTTCGTTAGCACAGTTATATGATCAAGGCGGCTGCTAAGAAGTAAGATAGTGCGACCATCTGATATTAAATCGGGGATGAGGTTTGCTATGAATTGAGTGCGTGGGGCGAATGTAGTTATATTAGTTTCCATCGCAATAGTGTTTGGTTTATGTCTATAATTTACTACTGCGCGGCAATATGCGGGGGTATTGCATGCAAATAGATAGCGTTTAACAATTGCATCTGGATCATCAGCAGTAGAAGTTGCACCAAAGGATGTTGCTGCATCTGAATAGATAATATTACCCAAATAGTAATAAAATACATTTTCACATCCATCAGTTCTTTTTGGTGTTGCACTGAGACCCAAAGTATACGGAATACACCATTTAGTAAGCACACGACAAAACTGCCGCGCACCTAAATGATGACATTCATCCACAATTACTAAACCAAATTGCTTAAATATAATTGCTGGAAAATCACTATCTTTGCGGGGATCACTGAGACTCTGAATCATGCCGATGACAATATCTTTATTATGTACATCAAATTGTTTCCCTTGAATAAATCCAATACGCACTTGCGATAAGAATTGTGCAGCACGTTCTTTCCATTGATGCGCTAAGAATTCCTTATGCACTAAGATTAATGTTTTAACTCCTAATTTAGCAGCAATATTCAATGCCATGACTGTTTTCCCTTTGCCGCATCCTACAGAAATAATCCCCCCACCACATGGCCGTCCAACTACTGCAGCCATATACTTATCAATTATCATAGTTTGATAGTCACGCAATTGTTCAGTTCCAGCAAATTTAATTGTGACTTTTTCCACATGCTTAAATGCTAATTTATCTGGAATACCAAACATAGTAAGCCCAAAATGCATAGGAATTACTAAATATGGCGGTTCTACATCATCAATGAGTTGGTATAATATGTATGGTTCAACAATATCTGTACTATATCCTTCACATTTGCGAGGTGTTATAGTCAATTTCTTTTTAATCTCAGCGAAATTCGGAATTGAACTACATAAAACACTATATCCCCGAATATTCAACATTGTATGGTGATGGTGATAGTGCTGATGATGATGGGTGTAGAACGTGCGTGTGTGTACTGCAGTTTTTAGTTGATGTGGATATTATAGTAAGTAATAAGTATGCTACATACGCATAAACAATTTTGCTAATTTTGCTAATTTTGCTAATATCACTATTTTTTAATACAAATTTATGAATTTTGCTAAAATTGTTGTATGGCATCTTAGATTAGTATGCTACTCATGCTATGGCAACCAGTGCCACTGCCGCTGCAACTGCGAAGCGCATAGCAAAGGCAACTACTAGAAAAGCACCAAAGAAAAAGACTGGAACATTGCACAGCAACAGCGAATATTACACAGCATCATGGATGCAATACAATCTACAAGGTAACCCAGAACGTGTGTTTCGCACAATGAAACGTGGATTATATGGGGATAGTTGCAAACATTCGGACTGTGCGCCAAGTGGTGAAGTAACTGCATGTACATATTGCTATGCATTTGTCACTCATTGTGTGAGTTGTTGGCGTGTGACTCACATTGGACGTGCACAAACACAATGGATTTGCATCCAAATGCCATACACTTACCAATGCTTGACATGCAACAATAGTGTTGCTATCGCTGCATCTGACACTTCTTAGTACATTGTTGCCACACATGCTACTAATGTAAAACTATGTAAGCATACAATAAATGGTGACTACTATGCAACAAATAAAATTTGCATTGTTATATTTTTTATTTCGCTATAAATTAGCTAACATTATTAGTCATCAGATATGCCACGGCACTAAAGGCGGTGCTATACAGAAATTAGCACGAATGCTTTTAGTATGCCTTTTTATGTGCATAATATGTAGTATTATCGTATTGCATTTAGTCTTTTAGCATTGGTCTTTTAGCATTGGATTTAAAAGATATATATGAGAATAATAAATGAGTGGGAATGGCACTGCATGGATAGTTGTGATAGTATATTTCTTAATAATAACAGGCATTATTACTGCTATTGGTGTGGGAATATGGTATAGCAAAACAGCACACTTTACAGATTTGCAACAATTGGCAACATCACTAAATAAAATCAATAAATACAAAACACTATATCACATGCGCCATGGATAAATATCATATCACATCTGTTTCCGTTAATCTTTGTGACTTGTTCATACAGTCATGTCATCTAATTACGTGCTAATATAACTTGATAATGGATAGAATAGTATGATATTGCTTGTTTCTTTTTTTAATATCTTGTGTAGCTCGCTTCGCTCGCAATGCCATTGCACTTAATTAGTGCTAATTTTATAGAACAAATGTAATTGCTTATTTCTTTTTTTAATATCTTGTGTGGCTCGCTTCGCTCGGAATACCATTGCACTTAATTAGTGCTAATTTTATAGAAAACAAATGAAACTGCTTATTTCTTTTTTAATATCTTGTGTGGCTCGCTTCGCTCGCAATACCATTGTACTTAATTAGTGCTAATTTTATAGAAAACGGATGAAACTGCTATAATAGCGGTTTGTGAATATTAAAAACAAAAATGCTAACTAAATAACCACCATGTATTGCATTTAGTAATATTTAAAATGCAAAAGGCCATAATATAACGATGCAATGTCTGCACAATGCCCGTTTAGCTGGCGTAAGCCATACCACCCATACCACTCATGATGCGGAGAATGTTGTAATTTACGGCATATACCTTCAGTACTTGGGCAACGTTGGCAGTATAAGTGATTTGCATGATAGCATTGTCAATACGGGAGAAGTTGCAAGTACCAGATGGCTGATGTTCCTCCGGGGATAGGGCAAAGGAATACACATAGATATATTGCGCCCATCCTTGGAGAGTTGTGGGAGTAGCACGGGGGACTTGAGTATGATGCTCAAATGGTTGTACACGACGGAAGTAATCAGCGGGGCGCACTGAGAAACGATCATGGCCATTAAGTTGCAGTTTGCATTGAGTGAATGAATCGGATGTAGCACCAGTTGCTGAGATTGCACCACCAGAGAAATTAAACCATGCATTATTTCCGCTTAAAAGAGAATTATGGGTTGCGAATGCCGACCCAGCAGATGTTCCATGATCATTTGTTACATGTACCCAAATTAGTTCCGCTACTGGATGATTAAAGTTCAATGTTACATTTTTAGATGTAGTGTTAGCAGCAATACTTTCATCACCAGTAAATTGCACTTGCTTAATCAGATATTCATGACTGACTTGGGCAAATCGGCGACGTTCATCAGTATCTAGGAAGATATAGTTGACATATAATTTAATGTTAACCGTGCCAGCTGTTAGAGCACCTGTAGATAGTGCAGGTGACATCCATAAGTCATTCAAGTCACGGAATGTCAATTTCAGTTTAACTTCATGATACTGCAGCGCAATCAATGGCAATGCTAGTCCCGGATTAGTATTAAACCAGAATTGAAGGGGAATATATAGGCGCTTAGCAGTTGTTGCATTATTAGCTGTATTAGCGGCGGCTTCCATGTTCTGATCATCATTACCCTGCCAATTTCCAACCATATCATCATATCCTACACGTTTTGAAGCTAGCGTAGATAGTTCAGTCCAAATATTCATCCATTCACCATGCTGACGATCAACCAATGTGCCACCAATCTCAATTTCAGCTGTTTTAACCATAGCATTACCAACACCATAAATCCACCCTGGTACAGAGCCGCCGCCAACAGCAAGTGTTGGCAGCAATACTTCCAAATACATCTGTTGAATCAAGTCCCCATTACGGCTAATTATCGCAGTTACTGATTTCCCAAAATCTGGTGTTCCATTAAATGTTTGTTCAATTTCCTCAGTTGCAAAATTAGTATAGCGCCGATATACAATCTTAAAGAAGGTAATTTGGGGATTAGATGTAAGATAAATATCTTGTGCACCAAAAGCACCTAAACTAACAAGAGCGCCAGACATTCTTTTTTATTGTTATGCAATATTTTTTTATCATTTTCATCCGTAAAATGAACGCACACTATATTACGCACTAATATACCCCCTAATTACATATCGTATCACTCATAAGCAGCGAAGAAAATAAATGAAATTAATGAGATTAATGCATTAAATATAATAGTATTTAAGTGATATAACGGCACTTATAATAATACTGAAAAATATGTTGCATAACTAAGCAAATCTAAATATGTGTAACATTACATTTACACAACAACACCCAAATATAAAAAACTAATAATACACACGCACAACAACTAGAACTTTAAAGACAGCATAGCAGCACTACATCACTGTTTAACTAGCGTAAGCCATACCACCCATACCACTCATGATGCGCAGAATGTTGTAATTTACTGCGTATACCTTCAGTACTTGCGCAACATTATTAGTATAAGTGAGTTGCATGATAGCGTTGTCAATACGGGAGAAGTTGCAAGTACCAGATGGTTGATGTTCCTCTGGGGATAGTGCAAAGGAATACACATAGATATATTGTGCACGTTCGGATAGTACTGCTCGCGGTACTTGAGTATGATGTTCAAATGGTTGTACTTTACGGAAATAATCAGCTGGGCGCACAGAGAAGCGATCATGACCATTGAGTTGCAATTTGCACTGAGTGAATGAATCAGTGTTTGTAACTGCGCCACCTTGAACTGCACCAGAGAAATTGAGCCAGTTATTTGCAGCGCCAATTGCGTGGCCAGCTAGGGTGCTGCCAGCAGATGTAGCATGGGCATTTGTGACATGTACCCAAATTAGTTCCGCTACTGGATGATTGAAGTTCAGTGTAACATTCTTAGATGTAGTGCTTTGCGCGATGCTTTCATCTCCAGTAAACTGGACTTGCTTAATTAGATATTCATGACTGACTTGGGCAAATCGGCGACGTTCATCAGTATCCAAAAAGATATAGTTGACATATAGTTTAATATTAACTGTTCCAATAACTGAAGTATCTGCAATTGCGTTATCAGCAACCCATAAGTCATTAAAGTCACGGAATGTCAATTTCAGTTTCACTTCATGATACTGCAGTGCAATCAATGGCAATGCTAGCCCGGGATTAGTATTAAACCAGAATTGAAGGGGAATATAGAGACGCTTAGCAGTTGTAGCGAGACTAGCGCCTCCTGTAGCTGGTGTAGCATTTTGCTGAGTGTCACCCCACCAATTTCCCACCATGTCATCATACCCAACGCGTTTGGCTGCTGGCGTAGATAGTTCAGTCCAAATATTCATCCATTCACCATGCTGCCGATCCACTAATGTGCCACCAATCTCAATTTCAGCTGTTCTAACTAGAGCGTTACCAACACCGTAAATCCAGCCTGCTAAAACGGGATCACCATCATCGGCATCAGTCAACACAATTGTGGGCATTAGCACTTCCAAATACATCTGTTGAATTAAGTCCCCATTACGGCTAATTATCGCAGTTACTGACTTCCCAAAATCTGGTGTTCCATTAAATGTTTGTTCAATTTCCTCAGTTGCAAAATTAGTATAACGCCGATATACAATCTTAAAGAAGGTAATTTGGGGATTAGATGTAAGATAAATATCTTGCGCACCAAAAGCACCTAAACTAACAAGCGCGCCAGACATGTCTTTTTAATTGTTACATCAGATATTTTCTTGCCTTTTTCAGGGTATTTAAACGCTAGTATATCGCACTCACTTATTCCATTATATAACACTAGCATACGCCACTTCATCTATCACTATAACAGAGAGAAAAATAAACGCGCATGTGTGCAACTATGGGGCTTTTGTCTGAATACAGTAGCAGTAGTAAGGAACTTGACTGCGGATGATAATTGTTTTTAATATTAAGAATACTGATATCAACTAATAAAAAGAATACTTAAGGGAATAGTTTCTAATAGCAGTCAATTGATGTCGCATTTGATAATAGTTGAATCACCGGGAAAGATTGCGAAGATAAAATCCCTATTAGGGGCGCAGTATTCAGTTGTTGCAAGTGTAGGCCATGTTATGGGTATGGATCCTAAAAAACTGGGATTTGATATTGATAATCAATATATGCCAGAATACATTATAATGCCTGATAAGAAGGATATTGTTGCTAAATTGCGCACAGCTGTAGCGAAAGCAGCACGGATATATTTATGTGCTGATGCGGATCGCGAGGGTGAAATGATAGCATATAATTTGCTGACACTTTTAGGATTATCCACAACAGAGACAAATCGGGCAACATTTACTGAAATTACAAAAACAGCAATAACAGCAGCACTCAGTGCGCCACGAACTATTGATATGAATTTAGTGCATGCGCAACAAGCGCGGGCTGTGTTGGATAAACTCATTGGATATAAAGTTAGTCCAGTATTATGGCGGCAATTTCATAATTATAAATTGTCAGCGGGTCGTGTACAATCCATTGTTACTAAATTGATAGTGGAACGCGAAACAGCTATTGCTGCATTTAATAAATCATGTTGTTATCCATTATTCGGTTCTTTTGAATCTGATGAACGGCGCAGCAGCAATCATGGGGGGGGCAATGTCACTCCCAGCAGCAGCACAACATTTACTATTTCATCGGCAGAATGCACTACAGTATTTAGTAATAAAGATACTGTGCATGCTGCAATGGAACAGCAATGTGTGCAAATGTATACGATAACGGATGCTGTGGAATCAACAGCGATAGAGAGGCCATCGCCACCGTTTATAACATCATCATTGCAGCAAGAGGCTAGTTATAAATTAGGAATGTCGCCAACTGTATGTATGAGAACTGCACAAGCACTATATGAAGCAGGATTTATCACATATATGCGCACAGATAGTCGCATATTAAGTGGAGAGATTCATAGTGAAATACGCAATTATGTGAGTGCTACGTATGGTGTTGAACATTATAATTATGTGCAATATGGTGGCGGCAGTAGCGCAGCAGTAATCGCGGGGGGGCATGGGGGCGCGAAGTCACCCCCAGTCATCGGGGGCTTTGGGGGAGCGAAGTCACCCCCAGTGGCACAAGAGGCACATGAGGCATGTAGACCAACACATATAGCAACTATGTCAGCACATGGGGATAAATTGACAGGACAACATGATAGATTGTATAAACTTATATGGCTTCGCACAGTTGCTAGTCAAATGAAACCAGCAACATTCAAAGTATTACAAATCCATATTGCTAATTGTGTAAATGATGTAGCAACGGGTACACTAATTACTAAAAAAGGCCGCAAACCAAAACTAAAACAATCAACTATTGAACTAGGAGTGGATGTAGCAGTAGCAACGGCAGAATCTATATGCCCCGAATATAAATATATAGCTAAATATCGCAAGATTGTATATGCGGGGTTTTTAATGTTATATCCACGTAGCGGTGGTAGTGCTGTGCAAATTGCTGATAGTGATGAGGCCGAAGATGAACAGCAGTCGGGGGGTATGGGGGAGCGATGTTCCCCCCCGCAGAAATATCCAGCGATGGATGTATCTGAAATGCGTGGCATGCGCTTAGTATGCACAGCACTAAATGCGCGAGAGAAGTGGAATAAACCGCCACATGGCAGATATAATGAGGCGAATTTAATAAAGAAATTGGAAGAATTAGGAATTGGAAGACCAGCAACGTATGCTAGTATGGTATCAAAGGTGCAAACACGGCAATATGTGGAATTAAAAACAGTTGAACCACGCATTGTCATAGGATATGCTTTAGAATGGCAGAGAAATAGCAGCAGTATTGGCTTATCTGTAAAAGAAATAGAGATAAAGGTGGATGGGGATAAGAATAAGTTATTCCCGACAAGTTTAGGGGTGATGATATCGCAGTTTTTGGATAAACAGTTTGAGATGTTTATGGATTATAAGTTTACTGCGAATATTGAGGAATTATTGGATAAAGTAGCAGCGGGGCAATATATATGGTGGAAAGTAGTTGATGCTGTTTATCAAATCATTAATCCTACTATTCTCACTCTTAAAACTTCCGCCGCTGCCCCATCAGCTGCTGTATACAAATCATTAGGAATCCCAGCTAATGGGGGCGAAGCAATAAATATCGTGACAACTGCGCGTGGATATGCTGTGTCTCAAGCAATTACATCAGCAGTTGATAGTGCGCCAGTGATACCAACAGCTCTTACTGCTAAAGGGAAACCACGTAAAAGAGTAGCGGCTGTATCAAAGATTAAATATAAATATGCATCTGTAGCTGTAGATGAAATTGATACAATTACATTGGATGCTGCGGCTGCGCTGCTGAGTTATCCACGAAGAATAGGTGAGTATGAGGGATGTGAAATAGTATTAGCGCGTGCGCATAATGTGTATTTGAAGTATAATGGGGCTAATTATAGCATTGATAAGTATATTGCAGCTATGAAGTCTGATATACCCCCTAACAGAACTAGGGGTCAAGGGGGAATTGCTGAGCAGATGCCCGCAATACCCCCTAATTTGCTAGGGATAACAGAAGCTGATGCAATTAGAGTATTACAGTATTATATAGGAGCTGCAGCAGCCCAAACAGCTAGCGAAGTAGAAATTGGCGAGTATAAGGTGAAGAAGGGGCCCTATGGATATTATATTAAATATAATAAGACTAATTATGCATTACCGAAGAAATATAAACAGGATGTGATGGGATTAACAGTGGATGAGTGTAAAAAAGTGATAGACAAAAAAAATAGTACTGTTGGACAGCAACAAGTAAAAAGAAAATGGCGACCACGAAAAAAATAAGATAGTACGCATTGTGGGGGTATACTGTTTAGAATACTGTATAAATAATTATTAGTGTGTAGGTTCTATATCTATAGAGTCATGTAAGTGTTGTTACGGTTGCTGCTATACATAGTACTAGGATTCATATAATCATTATTTTTAGTAGCTGTTTTTTTTTTAGTAGCTGCGTCTACAGTCATATATGTGCTATTTTTAGGTGATGCTGGTAGCGATGCACTTCGCAATTTAAATGCACGTTGCCGCTGCAATGGGCGCTGCACTGTCGCTGCCGCTGTCGCTGCGGATAATGATGCTGGTTTTCGCGATTCTGGTTTATATGCGCTTAGCGGTGTTGACAAAGGTAGCCATAATTTGCTGGATGATGTTCGGCGTGGCGAATTAGTAGCAGATTTTTTATGTGCAGTATGTGGCGGAAGAGGTTGCAATGGCCGTGTACTCGCCCGATTATAAGTATTAGCTGACTGATATATAGGATTTTTATATCGTGGAACTGCAGTAGTACTTAAGGGTGCTGATACCTTATTTGTTCTTTGTTGTGCATTTTTCAGTGCTTTTTTTTGTGCCTTTTGTGCCAGATAGTATTCTTCAAATTGGGACATGGGTCGCGGTTTAGATGAGTTGGTAGTTGTTCTTCCAGATGTACGTGTTTTATCACTTCTGCGTGGCGATAGTGCATTATTAGGTGCTTTATGCATTACTTCATACAGAGGTTGTGTAGATGTAGCAGACACAGGTGCAGAGTTTCTTTGGCGGCGTGGTACATTATAAATAGGTGCAGTAGAATGTCCAACCCTTAATTTAGGGTTTCCTTTTTCATTATGAGTGACATATAGAGGCTGGCTCTGCAATGGCAGTGCTTTACCATTGCGTTGTTGTGCAACTGTTTTCCAATTTTCATATAGTGGTTCTGGTTTACTGGATTGGAATTGTGTGCCACTCATGTTTACATATTGTGCAGTTGCTTTACCATTGCGTTGTTGTGCAACTGTTTTCCAATTTTCATATAGTGGTTCTGGTTTACTGGATTGGAATTGTGTGCCACTCATGTTTACATATTGTGCAGTTGCTTTACCAGATGTAGCTGGGAATCGTTCGCCACTCATGTTTACATATTGTGCAGTTTCTTTACCAGATGTAGCTGGGAATCGTTCGCTACTCATGTTTACATATTCACTATTATTTTTACGTGATTTTGGCCGCAATGATGCAGATTGTTGCACTGGAATCTGTTTAACGCCATTTGATGGCTTCCCCTTTCTGGTGTATTGTAGTGCTGATGATAATGGCCCATTCTTGGATCTGAGAGGCGGTCTGGTACTAATACCTTTTGATTTTGAGGGTGTTTTAGACTTGCGCATAAAACCTTTCCATCCCCATCCCATTATAATTTACATTAATATCATATTTTAATAATAAAGTGATTAAAATGATTATAGTGATTATAGTGATTATAGTGATAAAAGTGATAAAAGTGATTAAAGTGATTAAAGTGATTAAAGTGATAAAAGTCTTAGATAGGATATAAGGGAAATTACTAAGAATTAATGAGCTGTATTTAAGTATTTTGGTATTTTGGTACGCAATATATGTAAATAGGGCACAGCTCAGCCCAGATAATTTAGTGTTTTGTTACAATAAAAAGTGATATCGGTGCGCAATAATTATTGGCAACTGCCCTTATATTATGTGCAATTTATAAAAATGGGTTCAAGCGCGCACATCCCTAAACAAATGAATGCAATTGAACAGACATTAGTCTAATAAACACAATTATAAATTATAAAAATGTATGGGAAGATTTCCTCCTAGTAGCAGGCGCTATGCTGTCGTGATGCGCGGTTAGATGGTGTTACTGGTGTTGTAGTTGGCGGCCAATGGGTAGTTGTAGTTGTCGGATATGAATCAGTAATAATAGGTTGGCGAGCTATATGGGTATTTGTGGACATTAAGTATCCTAAATATCCCATTGATGCTACTAGAATAAAACAACCAAATGCAAGTACTGCTAATAAAACAGTGAGTTCTGTCATTTATTATTACAAGAGAAAAAATAACAAAAGTTACATAGAGCAAGTTCATCTTATCGCAGTGTATCTTATTGTAGTGTATCTTATTGTAGTGTATCTTATTGTACACAGATGGCATTATTATCATACCCATGCATAAGTTGGTTGCACATGTTTAAAAGTAAAATAGGAATATCCTGCTAGACCCCCGCAGGCTAATAAAAATATTAGAATTAGTATAACTAATAATGATACAGTTTTATCTGATGATATGAACATCATTTTATTTATTATTAGAAATTATTACAGCATGAGTAAGTTTATTTATGTGCTGGGGTGCTATATATAAACAGATTATAAAGCGCCCATACTTGAAACCCCATAATTATTAGTAAAATTAAAAGCATTACTATATACCAACCTAGAATTTGCGGCATTTTACTATATTATCAGAAATTATTTGAATTAGTTAAAAAAATAAGCATCCTCAATATAATATGTCATATACGTGGATAATCCAATATTAACTATAATAAGTACTCCAATAATACTTAGCAATGGATTATATTTAACGGATGATAGAAATGTAGTAAAAAACATCCATGCTACTATAATACCTGTGAAAATCAGCACAAAATTAGTTTGATTTATACGCACCATTTATTTTACTATTAGAAATAAATACAGTAGTCACAATGCCATATATTTGCATAATACAGAATTACCAGCATTACCGCTTAAATAGTTTGCCAACTTTACTAAGGGCAGTCACCAAGAATTATCGGGACGCGTTATCCATTTTTATTGCTAAATAGTACCAAAATACTTAGATGCATCCCGATAATATCTGTTTTCTACCCTTAACTTTGTTTTTCATGGTGAACCGCTACATGCCTGTTTTAGATTGCGGTGGTGCCATGCGCCAATTATTTACTAGTGCAGTCCCCCGAACAATTAGTTATAGTACTGCATGCGTTGCCTAATATGTTTTTTTAGGTTGTTTAGCTTTTTTGCTAAATAATTTGCTAAAGAATCCTTTTGGCTTCTTGTTTTGTTTTGATGAATTATTTATACGTGTTCTAGGTGGTGGCACTGGTGGAGTACCATTTTTGCGTAAATTAGTATTTTGTTTCTTTTTTGCTATATTCGCCGCAGTGGATACATTTGGCATTACTGTTTGCGGTTTCATATTTAAGTCGCCGAGTGATTGATGCGTGGGTTCTGCATTGTTGTATCCAGTCTTCTTTGTAGTACGTGCAGCATTTTGTGTAGCAATAGGATTAATTTTGCCATAAATGACTTCTTGTGGCGGTTTCATCGGAGGACGCCGCCCTTTATAAGCATTCTGTGCAAAACTTTGTGTTGTATATGTTACATTATTGCTACGTGCAGCATTTTGTGTAGCAATAGGATTAATGGTGCTATAAATGTCTGGCTGTTTTATTGGAGGACGCCGCTCTTTATAAGCATTCTGTGCAAAACTTTGTGTTGTATATGTTACATTATGCTTCTGTATTGTTTGTTGTTTATGGCGCCCGTTTGGTTGTGATGGTATAATGTTATAATTATTATTATTATTGGGGGTGCGGTATGACATGATTTGTAAAAAATTAAGATATTTATTATAAATGCATATATTTTCCCAGTTCACTAGCAAAAACCATAACTATATTATAGAATTTTAACTAATTGTGCAACTGCGATTATTTGTGTATCTTTGAAATTGAAATTACTTGCTAATATTTTCACTAATATCTTGGTTTTCTTCTTTTTAGTTATAGCGCTGGTGCTTTTACTAGTGCTAGATATTCCCATATTACTGATGCCACTATTGCTATCTTCCAATTTAGTAAAATCAGTATTGCCGACATGGTGTGATTTTAGCAAATAAATTTCCATTGGTGTACATGTCAAATTATCAATATATGCTAATATTTGAGTCTTGTTAGCCTCTGCTACATAGCATTTTAATTCTGCTCCAATTCCCGGATTACATACTTGTGTCTTGAATATAACATCAAACATTATAGTACTAGTAAAATTAGCATTGTTTATCAATCCTAATGTGCGCGATATAATCTCAGTAGAATCTGGCATTACATAACCTGCTTTTATACAGCGGCCTTCAAAATCAGCACGTAATTTCCTTGTCAATGTATTCATAATATCTTTGCCATTCAGTTCTTTAGCAGTTAAAAACACACGTTCTGGAATGCGAATTGTCTTGACATATTCTGTCATTTTGTACTACGATGATATGATTTTATTGGTAGTTATGCGGATGATGGCTGGCGGATGATGGCTGGGATGTAGCTAGCTAGTATGCTAGTAGGAATAGTAAGATAATAACAATTTTAGCAAAAATGGAATAGTAGCCAAAATTGTTTTTAAGAATAGTAATTATAAGGAGTGAAATCGCCGCTAGTTACTGAATTACCAATCAGTGGCTAGTTCAGTGTAACGGCAACACCCCATTGTGATGTGAGTCGCATAATGGGAGTGTTCTTTTTTTAGAAATGGGCTATAAATAAAATGTGGATAAATAATAAATGCATTCACATAATGTGTGGCTTGCCCTTATTGCTCTCGCTCTCGTAGTTGTGACTGGATTGCTCGCATCCGTTGTGCATTCTGTGCAAAATCCTAAGGTATATAATATGCCATATTTCCCCACAGCTCAGCCATTACCGCCACCAATTGGGAGTACTACTATGTAATTCTTATATTACTAGCATTTTTTTGAATTTGTAAAATAGTTGATAGGAATAATGTAACAGCGATTGTTGTTATATTTTCTTAAAATTGTTATCTTTTATTTTATGTTCACAAGTCATACCCACACCCACACCCACACTCACACACATACCCACACTCACACACATACCCACACCTACACTCACACACATACCCACACCAACACCCACACACCCCCGCATATATACATGTCTGAATCAACGCGCAGAGAACTTGCTAGTCATATTACTGACATTGTTCATCGGCTTAGTCGCAAATATGAGTTACAGCACTCTGTTCATGAATTCACTTCATTTACCATTACTGCCCATATTTCTAACATCCATGATATAATGCATATCACACTTCCGCAATTTCCTCTAACATCTTCCACACTGCAGCAAAAGCAGCCATTGGGGGGTATGGGGGAGCGAAGTCACCCCCAGCAGCAGCCAGTCTATAATTTATCTGACATTGACCAAATAATTATAGATGAATTGCGCGGCAGCAGAACATCAACTGAATTAACAATAAAATTAGATATTTTACATGGGGAATCATGGGATGTATGTGAAGTACACAAATGGGATATCACATTAGACCCAACAGCACAGACACCTCAATCTATTCAGTTAGAATTAGTTTATTCTCAATCGGATTAATAGAACTCAATCGGATTAATAGAACTCAATCGGATTAATAGAACTCAATCGGATTAATAGAACTCAATCGGATTAATAGAACTCAATCGGATTAATAGAAATAGTACTAAAATAACAAAAAATGCAATCATATAGTAAAACATGGGTGAATTCACACAATCATATTACATTGCTGCTGATGATGACACACATAGTGTTAAAGTGGATAAAACACGATGCATGTGTTTAGATTATGACACTAATGAGCAGCGACCTATCCAACGTTGCCGTAATAAAGTAGTTCCCGGTTATCACTTTTGTGATAAACATTTCAATTGTGCTGCTAATCTTAGTGAATATCGCAGTGGTGCAGAGCCTGTGTATGCGCCGCAAGAATGGCGTGATAAATATATTGAAGGCAGTCATAATTGCTATTCCTATTTTTTAAATAGTAAAGTGCAAGCAGTGCGGGAGAAATGTCAATCAAAATGTGCAAATAAATCCGCACAATGTCCAAAAGAGAATAGTGAATGCTCAGAATTAAAACCACAACCGGGTGACCATCATTTAATAAAAACAACGGGAAGTGCATATGAAAAGGATACAGTATATAGATGTCCACAGTTGGAACGCAAGATATTAAAGGATAATGAGATGTTAGTACCGGTACCATTTCATAGGAAATGTCCTGCTAATTTCTTTAAAGGTGCTATGGTAGTGGATAGGGATCACACATTTCATTTTTATAGACAAGATAGTAATGGACAATGGAGTCATAAACCGGGAATATCCCCAGTATCAAATAATGATGCAACAAGTAGACCAATTTATATACCACATATTGCAGATCGCAATTATGCTAGAGATAAAAGTGAAAATAAAGAAGATGATGCTATCAATTATACCGATTTCTGCGGATATTATTGCATACCTGATGCAAATTATACTAATATATTTTTAGCATAAAAACTGCCGCAACACTTATTATATATCTAATAATGTTTTGTCTTATTAGCAACACTCACAAGGTATGCAGACATACCAATATCCGCAATTAGCATCATGCCAATTAGCACAAGCAACAACATGCAAGTCTCCTGCGACGACATTTTTTGATTTTATTTATACTGATATATTATTTTGCATAAGATTTCAAAAGATTTCAAAAGATTTCAAAAGATTTCAAAAGATATCAAATATAAGTAAATGAATGCCTCTTCGTCTAACAATCCATTTAATTATAATCGCCGTAAATTTAATACATTAAAAATACTCCCGTATCGCAGCACTAAACTGCCTATTACGCAGCGGCGCATTTTTTTAAATAATACACTAGTTCGTAATGCCGCAGTAAAAGAGCGTATTCAGCATCTAGGTATTCCGCCAGCATATCTTAAAAATGGTGTAGTTATTGCTAAATCACCAGATAATAAAGTGCAATGTATGGGAATGAATGATAAACATCAAGTGCAATATATCTATCATCCTAATTTTATCAAACGCCAAACAGTTCAAAAATATAAAAATGTAGTAAAGCTTGGTGATGTAATTCCACGTATTGAAGCCACCACGCAATCCGCTATCACTAATCTTGTTAATAAGGCGCGGGTAGTTGTGGGACATCATCGGCGTTCTGCCGATGCTATTCTCACACAAGATGAGTTGCTCACACTAATTGTATATATGCTAATCAAATATCATTTTAGAATCGGAAATATTAAATATAGTACTGCTAATAAATCTTTCGGCATAACTACTCTTAAACCTGAACATATCCATTTAAGTGAATATCCTAAATTTAGCATTAGATTTATTGGTAAAAAAGGTGTAGTGAACTCTATTGCTGATACTAATCCATTAATGTGGACAGCACTTAGCAAATTACTTGCACATCATAAAAAACAATGCCGCCGCAGCAGCGGTAGCAGTAGCAGTAGTAACGGACAACCGCACCGCACAGCTGGAGTGTATGCACCATATTTATTTAGTACTGGCGATAGTTTGATAACACCAGCAATGGTAAAAGACTACTTGCGTACTAAATATAAAACATATATCACACCGAAAATGTTCCGCACATGGTATGCTAATTATCATTTACTCAATTATCTACGCCAACATCAACAACATTTTATCAGTAATAGTGCTAAAGATAAACGCGCACAACAACAGTGTTTAAATGATGCTGTTACTTATGTTAGTGAGAAACTCAATAATTCACATGCTATTAGCCGAAAAGCATACGTTAGCAACGGAGTATTTAATGTTATTTTGAATAATCCACGCAAATTTGTGCGGGAACTTCCAGCACAAACAGAACTACACCAATATTTAGCAAAAATAATGAAAGAAATTGCATAGATAATATGGCACTACACTATACTGTACTATACTATTGCAACAGACTTGTGTAATTGCGATTTAAATTAGTGCGTGCATATTGTAGCATCAAATCCATGCATTTACTAATATGTGCCATAATAGTACCATTACAATACTTATTGTTACGCAATTCAGTTAATAGTGTGTAAATATTAAATACTGGTAAATTATCAATCATATTACAGAAATATGATACCCCTCCATTAGGGACTTGTAAATAATCCATGTAAACCATTAAGCATTTATATGATAGATATGATCTATTAAGTGATAACTTAGGTATGGATTTACATTTTCTTGATGGATACAGTATATCCATCGCCTGTGTGCGGCAATAACCTATATCAATATTGCATATGTTAAGATAATTTATGCATGGCATCTGCAATGACCTACTAATACTATCCGCACAGTCTAAAATACCACTAAATTTCACACACATGCTACTCCGCGCATTAGCACATTCAATTTTTAGTATATTGTATGGCATATTTATAAAATATAATGTAGTAGTATCACATGTATCCAACTTAATAGAACTTAAATGAGTTGCCAAATTATTAAATGTGTGGCGTAGATATGTTAATGTTTGTGTGGGTGAGTTTTTACTATTATGAATAATATGTACTTTTTTAGTAGTTGCTGGTAATATATCCAATATACCATCCCTTATATCGCGAATATCAGCAATATAAATAGCTAACATGTCTAATGGATTAATAATGCATCCATAATAGTGTGCTGGATTAATATCTAAATATTCATAATATGCCTGTTCAGATAGCATAGTGTACTTTTTAATATTTGCAGTTTCGCGCTAAATTAATAATTATTTATATACGGATAGCAGTTTATCACTGTTTTCTAGTTGCTGTTTACAACTATGCTGCCATGCAGTATAGTAGTTTCTTTAAGATTTAGGAGTTGTTACTAAATGAAAAGTATAACACTACTATAAAAACTATAAGCCGTCACTAGACTAGATATGAATTTATATTTTGCAGAAATTGTACCACATGTGTATTGGACTTATTATGATTCTAGTATAACATATCAACCACAACATAAAAACTACATAACACAATTATGTAATCGCTATCATATTAAACACTTAATCAAAGTAGATTCATTATATAAAAAACTGCCATCACCACAATTATTATATTCTACAATGTGTTCGGATATCATTCATAATTATCGTAATGCTATTCCCACATTGATAATATCAATATATTATAATGATATTGCATTAGGCGGCATAGTTCATTTCTTTAGTAAGATGGTACCAACTATGTCGCATGCAACAATCATTGATAACTTGAAATATAAAATCATTAATTGCCCCGAAGTTCCATCCACATTTATAATGCAATAATATAGTATTTAAGTGCAAAATTGATTGCAGCGATTATATAAAATATTAAATAGCAATACTAGAATGGCACGCAGTATAATATTCCATGATAATTATGAATATTTAAGTTTGTATTACTATAGAGGTGTGTCGCACTTACCACTATGTATTGATATTGATACACTTCGGTATAATAATTATGATGCAACATATATAGTATCACGTATCATTGATACATTACCATATACAGCAACAGACATCGCTATTCACAATAATAGATTAATAATTAATTATGCACGGAATACATTCAATAATTTGCCAACTCATTTGCGGTTTCTTAATATTAGTGATATTGCAACTGCAATATGCGATAATGTGCAATTAATTAATTTGCCGTATTATATAGTGCAAATTTATTGCAGTAATATTTACATTAAATATAATAGTAGTTTGAAGAAAATAAATAGATTAGTTGACCCATTATATAGCGTGCCACCTCCATTACTAATAAAAACAATGAATTACCTAAATATTGAGGTACTGACATATTATTTGCTGTATAGAATATCGGATTATTGTCGCGAGCATCCAGATATAATACCATATTTATGTCGCACAGCACAGTGTGATATTACTAGTTTTTATGGTATTTATACAATTACAACTGATTATTTGCATTGCAGTTTATCAATTGCATCATATGAAAAATGCAGAAATAATGATAATTTAGTAGCAACTATATTCCATAAACCTGTATCACTTAGTCGCAATTATAAAAAACATTAATATACGCTAGTTATGGTATGCTACCATTCTACCATTCTACCATGCTACATACATG